TCAAATTTCATTGTGTTAGTACCAAACCAACAATAGCTATTAACGAAGTAATCATGACGGGGTAGATACCCCAGATCATACGCTCTAACTTATCGAAACGTTCTGACCCGGAGTCTAACCGTTCTTTGATAGCGGCATAACGCAAAGCGCATTCAGCTTCATGAATCTCGATTTTCTTTAACGCTTTGCTTGCATGAGTCTCGGCCATTATCCTGCATCCGTTTCCGGTTCTACTTCTTCAACCACTTGGATTGATTCGCGTAACGCATTCTCGCGGAATCCTAGTGCAACTTGTAAGTTAACGCTCTGCTGTTGTGCTGCCGCAATTTGATTCTGCAAATCAGTAATCTGTTTACGCAAGTTAACCACCTCGACGTAGTGGATCTTGGAATCGTTGCCAAGCTCATTTACGTCATACTCCTGATCGTCAATGGTTAGAATGATGGGTTGCTGCTCCTGTTGTTCGCTCATAACTCCTCCTAGTTTTGGTTTAAGCGTTACTTAATTGTGCCATCTTTTTCAAGATCATTCACTCTGTCTTCAAGATAACTAAGCCTAATCTCTTGAGCATAGTTAGTACGGATCGCTTCTTGAACCTCTTGGGGTGGTGCCCAGTTGTTACGAAAATCCGTATTCAGCTCAACCACCTTTTGCAAGGCATCGATCTGGCTGTTCTGCAATAAATCATCGGGCAAAGCACCCAGCTCGCCACGCGGCCATTTGGTACGAAATTCGCTGTTAAAACCTATGTCCACCTCAAGGATGGTTAGCTGTCGTTCCAACACCGAGATACGGTTAGTAACTTCTGTGTAACCAATGACCGCGATAGCAACTCCCGCAATAATGGCAATGAGGTTGCGTAACGGTATCTCGATCTTTGTCTCGTCGGATAATTTTGCAGCCATTACTTATTCCGGTTGTTCCATAGATCAAACAGTGTGCGAATCTTCTCCTTAATCTGCTCTATGTCCGCATGCATTTTGGCTAAAACGATAACCAACGTCACGAACCCCAGAGCAATGGGCCATATCGCCCCAATAGCGTCTAATGCGTCCATAACGTCTAGCTCTCATTTGTTTTTACCAAGGTACACCAGAAGCGGTGGTTGCAGCAGCATCGATTTGCTTTTGCACCTTCGCAGTACGGTCGGCTTCGACGCGCAGCTTTGCTTCCTCTGGAGTTTCATCGCCTTCAACCAGACTTGCATATACCCAGCCCAGCACATCGTCTTGCGTGAGATCAGCATAAGGGATGTAGTCTGGGCTTGATGCGTCATACTCACAGCGCAGCTTGCCGCCTTCAGTAGCACTGTAGGATGGCGTACCATCGCTTTGCGCTACCATTGACCAGTAAACCAAGAAAACTCCACCATCGGAGTCCATGTGTTGCATGTCAGATACTGACCATGTGTTAGTTATTGCCATTTTGTTTCTCCTTTAATGACTGTTTATGATTCTAGTTGTGCGACTCTGGCGCGTAGGCTTTGTATTTCTTTAAGCATCATTGGTACTAGCTTGCTGTAATCAACACCCATCATTTCTTCAGGGTCTTCTGGTTGGCTTACTGCGCTTGGCGCTACCTCAAGAAGCTCTTGTGCGACCATGCCGTACTTCTGGTGTGACCCGTCAGCCTTCCAGTCAAACGAACGTACTTGGATAGCGTCGATGTCATCAGAAGCAGAAGGTGCGTCTACGATGTTGTCCTTGAGGCGTTGGTCCGAGGAAGTGTTGTAAGCCGTTGCTGCACCTGTAACTGATATTGAACCAACTATTGTTGATTGTTTTCTAAAATCACAAATAGATCCGTTAGTTGCAAAGTTTTGCCCAAGCACCAACGATGCACCAGAAGTATTGTTTGCTATCTGCATCCCACCACCAGAGGTGTATCCAACTCCACCAGTCGCCGAGAAACCACTTGCAGGGTTGGAAACAGTATTTCCGAGAGTCACAAAGTTACCACTAGCATCAACAAACAGCATATGGGTGTTGCTGTCAGACTCAACGCGGAAGTCTCCAACAGAGGTGCTGTCCTCGTTGACCGCTAACCCGTGATGAACAACCACGCCGCCGTCAACGGCGGTGCCATTAAACGTCATAATATCTTCGTATGAGCCGCTACGGGTTATAGACTGAATGACGTAGTTATGGCCGGAGGCAGGCGTTCCGTCCGCTTCCATACGATGTCGCCACTGGTACACACGGTTATTGTCAACCGCAGTGTCGTTAATCCCGTAAACAAGAACATCCAAGTCAGAGGCCGCGTTATACGCGATGCCGTTGTACATCCGGATAAATTTTTTGGCGGTGTTCGGGCCTATGTTCAAAACAGCATCTGTTGTACCGGCACCGTGCATCGTAATGTAGTTGCCGCCAGCGTCTACTGCAAACATGCTGGATTGATTGTCAGACTCAACGCGGAAGTCAAGGTCAGTCCCGCTCTGATTTATAACAGCTTCAGTTGTACTGATTTGAAGCGCAATAACTTGAGCAGCTTCTAAGTACAACTGAAATTCTTTCATATAAAACCTAGCCGTGTCATACGCGGCGGTAGAGCGATTATAGAACTGGATAAAGCTGGTAGTGCTATCTATACCTTCTGGGCCGAACTCAATACCGGACGAGCCGTCCTTCGATACTACAAACTCATAACTTGGCGCTCCGGTTCCAACCCCAACCCGATTAGCACCTGCATCAACAAACAGCATATGAGCGTTACTGTTAGACTCAACGCGGAAGTCGAGGCTACCAAGACTGTTTTCGTTAAAAGTTGCACCAGAGGAATTAAACCTGTGTTCAAGCGTTCCGCTGGAAGAAATTCTTAGACCGTCATTACTAGAAACGCTATAATCAAGAGTTATAGGGTACCCGGAGTCCATATGCAGACCAATAGTGGCTCTAGAATCGTAGGGTAATTTTAATGCCGCAAAATCTGTTGTATCTGTATTGAAAGTCCAGTTAACACTACCTGTCGTGCCTGTAATACCGGATTTCAAGTTGATCTCGGCATTACTAGCCTCTAACTTGAGGCTTCCGGCCACTTCCAAAACCTCTGTGGTTGGGCTTTGACCAATACCCACCCGATTAGTGCTTGCATCAACAAACAACATATTAGCGTTGCCGTCAGACTCAACGCGGAAGTCGGAATCCGCTCCGCTTTGGTTAAACACGGCTCCAATTTCATTAATTAAGTAGCCACTCCAATCAAGCGTAGTGCGGAGCACCCTACTGCCATTATGATAGCCTTGAAATACCAAACCCGATTTTGTGGTAGGAGTCGTATCAGTGTCGCCGTAAACAATAATATTGTTTGATCCACCATTACCGCTAGACAGCATTTCAAGAACCGCGTTTCGATCATTTGCGGCATCGACCGCTCTAATACTAATGGCAGTTGTGCCGCCGGAAGCGATAGACAGCACTCTGCCTGTAGCGGAAATTCCGCTTTCAAGCGTAGAAGATGGCGCAGGATCATTTATGCCGATATTGCCATTAGTGGCATCAACAAACAGCGCATGGGTAGAGCTGTCGCTCTCAACGCGGAAATCAGCGTCTATGCCATCTTCGTTAAAGACTGCGTGTCCACCTACTGTGGGCTTTACAGCAAATGCCCCATCGCTACCAAGCCTTAACTTTTCTGTAGCATCTGCACTAGCGGCGTTTGTGAAGAATACTAAATCATGCTCAGAGTTTGCGCTAAGTTGCTCTGCTCTGATGATAGCCTTGCGAGTATCGTTTCGACCTAGCCAGAGTTCTGCATCATAATCCGAAGTGGTCGCCAGACCTTTTATAATAATATGTTGAGAAGCCGCTGAGACTGTTACATCTCCACCAACCGCCAATGTACTTGCCATATCCACAGCACCATCAATGTCAATCGTTGTGGCAGCAATTTGAACTTCAGTATCCGCAACAATATCAAGCTGTCCGTCTGCGCTTGAATTGATATAGATTGCCGTGTCGCGGAACTGAACCTTCTGGGTCGTATCAACTTCTATATCGTTTGCGCCAGTAGTGTTACCGTTAGCAAGGATCTCGGCTAGGGTATCAACAGTTCCGACTTGACTATCGACATACGCCTTGATTGACTGCTGGGTGGCAAGTGCCGTGGCGCTGTCAGAAGACATATCGTCTTCGTCTTTAATGGTAGTAACCGTAGTTGTGTCAGTGCCTTTTAAAGATGCAAAAGTGGTTAATCCTGTGACGGTTAAGGTTCCAGCAGACAGGGTAACTACGTGATCGACAGCTTCAACAACGTTAGTACCATCACAAAATAACAGCATAGACTTGCCATTAGGTATGGCAATGCCGGTACCCGCAGACGTTTTTAGAGTAATTACCTGCCCAGTAGTGTTTTTTGCAATATAAACTTTTGAATTAGCAGGACAAATTACTGTACCTGCGCCAGTAAGGGCTGTTCCTGTATCAGTAAACGATAACATCGCACAACGAGATTCTGAGGTCGTGCCATCGGCAGTAGTTAACGTATGAGAATTGGCTGTCCACGAATCAATAACCGCCAGACCAGCGACCGCTTGCTCAACCATCTGCGTAATATTATCGTTTACAACATCGCCCCAAGTACCGCTCAATTCCCCCTGAACGGGAAGAGCTAGTTTAAGGATCGTAGTATATTGCGTTGTCATGTTCTTACCCTCATGCGGCTATGTCTTGCCAGTTTGGATTCTGAGCTGTATTTATATTAACCCAATTTGGATTTTGTGCATCATTAATATCTTGCCAGTTCGGATTTTGACCGGGGACTATTTGACTCCATATGTGTACAGTCCCTACTTCACCTGTGGCTTCCACACCTGTAACAAATATGTTTACCCCAAGCCCTACAATTACATCGCCAATAGCGCCTGTGGCTTGGACACCACCTACCCCTATACTTGCAACTACATCACCAATAGCACCTGTGGCTTGGACACCTGTTACAGCGACATCGGCGGCTACACCTACACTACCTATTTCGCCTGTAGCTGCAACCCCTGTTAGTTGTACGCTACCACTTGTGGATACAGTACCAAGGGCACCTGTGGCTTCTAAACCTGATGCTTGGACTGCGCTGCCTATAGCTACTGTACCAAGAGCGCCTGTAGCTTGAACTCCTGTTAACGCAACAGCAGCAGATACACCTATGTTGCCTACATTACCGGTCGCTTCTAGCCCTGACGGGGTTACATTTGCATCCCCGCTTACCGATACCGCACCTATATTACCTGTGCCAGCAACTCCTGTAACAGCTACTATCGCATCGGCAGCGACACTTACATTACCTATTGCTCCGGTTGCTTGGACACCATCAACATTGACAATGATAAGGGGGGTTCCCCAAGAACCTTGCCCCCAACTAGCGCGTCCCCAGCCTTCGTATGTCGTCGAAGATGGCATTAGTTATGCCTAAGCAATCCTGATAATGGCGTTAGTAGCATCCGCTGTCGGGAAAGTAATCTGAAAATCACCTGCGGAAGATCCTTTATCACCACCAAAATCAAGTACCGCAACCGCAGGGGTAGACCCACCTGCTTGGTAAATTAAAGCCCCAGCAGCGGTAATTGTCGCCGTAGTCCACGTAGTTGTATTAAAACTAAGAAACGCCGTAGTACCCCCAGTAGTAGGGTTGGTAGAGATAGACAGCGTGTTACCCCCCGCAGTATACCCTGTGCCCGTGACTTCGTTGCTTGTAGTGTACGCAGTAGTAGCAGCGTCCAACGACGCGCTAGACGTATATAACGCGATCTTATAAGACTGCGCTGTGTCACTACTAAAATCCATTTCTCCGTCAAGTAATGCTTGCTTGAACGAAGTACACATTGCCTGTGTAATTGCCATGTTAAACTCCTTAAGTTACTGGAACCCGTAATTGTCCTGAACGGAATGCGTCTTCGCGCAGTTTGCCATCCCCAAGATTCTTGAGTAGGCCAAGAGCCTGTAAAAATAACCGCTCATACAGAGCTACAAGATCAGGTTCACCTTTCATAAACCGTATTGCTTCAACTAACGCACCATTCAATAATGCACTGTCAAACTCATCACCTAACCACGTAGTACCTGCGGTAACGATAGATTCAGGGTAATACCCATAATGCAGCTCTACCGAGTACCCACTATCCGGTGTTGGCCCAACAATAAACGCATCGTCGTTAAAGTAAGCGTAATGCACCGGTAAACCAGTAGAAGTGGCGTTAGGGTATGCTTCGCGTATGAAGTTAACGTCTTTGTTAATCAAGTACGAATAGTTACCACTGCCATCAATTACGGCTAACGAATACGACCATAAAAAATCAGCCGGTGTGTCTAGGTATTTATTATCTGTGGTCAACGAACCAGTAACGTTTTTACGTAACGCAGGTATCTGTACAGTATTGTAGATCTTCTGTTCCGACTGTTCAGTGAACAAAGCGAGTTGGTCATCTGTAAAAGTTGTTTCACAAATGTCCTGAATGTCTGCTTTAAGCTGCGTGTAATTCATGGTTTAAGCCATCGGCCCTCGACACATGAAACCTTTAGTCGCAGCGCCAGCACCGCGCATCTTAACACCGGACGTTTTAACGCCTTTCATGCTTGGCTTGGGGCCATAAGACTTAACACCTTTGTCTTTATGTACTTTTACTTCATCCATGCCAAAAACGTTTTTAGGGTTATACATCGTACTACTCCTATGTAATCGTTATTGTAACTGTACCTACTGATCCAGTAGCCACTAAGTCGTTAGGGGTTAGACCAAACGGATCATTTCCGCCACCTACAGGGTTCCAACCCCATTGTATATCTCTACTACTATAAACTCCTGACGTACCTAAACTTCTATCTGGTCTAGGATTTCGTATTGCCTGTGGATCACTGACCGGAAACTCACCTAGTTTAAGCTGTGGTTGACCCGGATTCCAACATTCGGGGCACGCTTTTATCTGCGTATCTCTGTCCTTAACAATTAAACTTTTTAACTCTTTTAGTTTGTACTGGAACCCACACACATCGCACATGGCGATGGCTTTCTTATCAGAAGCAAACCGCGTACCCATTGTTAGATCCTACCTGCGCGAGGTACAAACCTGATCGGGGCTTTTTCTCTGTCTTCTCCTGCCGCAAGTTCAAACTGTTCTTCGTACGCTGCTTTAAGCATAGGTACTCTTTCCATAAACTCAGGAACTTTCATAGCAATATGGTAGGCCAGACCCGCTACTAAACACGGAAAAAACCTAAAATTCATGTCGGCTGTCTCGATACCGTTACCTGCGTCTTGTACACGCCGCATACGCCAATAAATTATCTTGTAACTCTCAACATTGTCCGGGACGGGCCATACAGTTACCGAGGGGACTTGTTCCCAGTACGCTGGTATAGCGGTACCACCCACGGTATGCGTCGCTGCTGTGGTGCCCTGCTGGCCTCTAAAGCAGTTCTGTAACACGTTACCGGTAATGTAACTGTAGTTAATAATCTCGTTCTCTAACTTGATAAACCCCGCAGGAGGTAGACCAGCCACCCCACTTAGCGTGATTGTCGTATCTGTGCTGGATGCGGTAGCAGCTAACGTAAGACCTGTCGGGTAAGTTTGCCCACTGTCCCTGTGCACGACGACTTGTATAGGACGAGCCTGTGTTATTTTGTTGGGTATTGACGAGTACGTACTGATACTAATCCGACTCAATGTTAGGTCAGATTGCGTAGTCTGATTGTTCGCACCCGTCCGAATAGAGTGTTCCAGTAGGTCAATGGTGTCGTCCGGTAAAGCGTACGTAGACTGTCCTTGCACAAGATCCAGTGATCCCTGCTCGATAGTCCACATATTAATGCCACGGTTTTGCCACTCAATCGTCATCAGATTCATAGAAC